GGAACATCGTATGCAACGATAACTCCTTCGAGCAGTCCAACGTGGAGCGGTATTACAACAGAATCTACGCCAACATGGACAAATATAGACTTATGAGGTTAATATGGGATCAACATTTACAGATAACGGTGGCATAGAAAAAATAGGGCTTGGTGAACAAGCAGGTTCATGGGGTACAACTACAAATACAAACTTTGATATTATAGATAGGCTGACTAATGGTGTCGGTACGGTTAACTTAGGTAGTTCTGGAGCCGCTCACAATCTTACAACAAGTGATGGAAGTTTGTCAGATGGTATGTATAAAGTTATACAGCTGACTGGTGCAACAGAAGCATGTACAATAACTATTGTTCCAGCTAATGCACAAAAACTATATTTTGTAAAAAATGGTTCAGGGCAAACCGTTACTTTTAATCAGGGTAGTGGAGGCACTGTAGGGAATGGTAGAGCGATAACCATAGCTAATGGAGACTCTGCAATTATATATGCAGATGGAGCAGGCACACCAAAAGTTATTGATATAACACTAGAGTTGTCGGCTAAAAATATCATAACTCCTACGTCAGCAAGTGATGTTAAATTTAACATTAGCGGTACAGAGGTATTACAGGTCACTAACTCTTCAAATGATGTAATTATTAAACCTATTGTAGATGAAAAAGACATAATTTTTCAACAAAGAGATGGGACGGAAGTTGCTAGAATAGAAGATAACGGTACGTTTAATATAGTTACAGATAAGCTTGCTATCAATGCAACGGCTGTAACAACCACAGCGGCAGAACTCAACTTGTTAGATGGGAACACTTCTGTTGGTAGCTCTATAACTTTAGCAGACTCTGATGGAGTAGTTGTTAATGATGGTGGAACAACAAAAACAATTCCTGCTAGTGATTTCCGAACATATATTATGCCTGCAGGATCTGTAATACCGTATGCAGGTACATCTGCTCCAACGGGATTTTTGTTTTGCGATGGGTCTGCTGTATCAAGAACGACCTATGCAACCCTTTTTGCGGCGATAAGTGATACTTATGGAGCAGGTAATGGCTCTTCAACATTTAATTTACCAGACTTAAGAGGTAGAGTTGTTGCAGGAAAAGACGACATGGGGGGTTCTTCGCAAAACAGGCTTACTGATCAAACGGGTGGTCTGAATGGTGACACATTGGGAGATACTGGTGGTTCTGAAACACAGGCATTAACAGAAGCAAATTTGCCTGCTCATACCCATACTTTTAGTGATACAGACAGCATAACCGTTGGAACATTAGTCAGTGGAGACTCTGTGAATAGGGGTGGCAGTGGTCAATTGTTTTCAAATAATAGTGTTACTGTTTCCATTAGCGGAACTACAAGCAGTGTTGGTAGTGGGTCGGCACACAACAACGTACAGCCTACAATAATTTTACAATATATTATTAGGACATAAGTATGCCTCTTACGGCTTTAAAATTCAAACCTGGGATTAATCGCGAAGGTACTTCATATTCTAACGAAGGTGGGTGGTTTGATGGTGATAAAATACGTTTTCGTATGGGCTATCCTGAAAAAATAGGGGGGTGGTCAGCATATAGTGGTAATACTTTTTTAGGAACATGTAGAGCTTTATTTAGTTGGGTTGCTCTTGATGGTTCAAATTTTTTAGGAGTGGGTACAAATCTTAAATATTATATAGCTGATGGTGGAGAATATTATGATATTACTCCTTTACGCAAAACAACGACTGGTTCAGCAACATTTTCAGCAACAGCTAATTCACCCTCAGGAACTACCATTACAGTCACCGATGCGGCTCACGGTGCTAACCGTAATGACTTTGTAACTTTTTCAAGCACAACCTCTTTAGGAGATCAGATAACAGCAACAGTGTTAGATGGTGAACATCAAATTACGGAAAAAGTAAGCAATGATTCTTATAAGTTTGTTGTATCTGCAACAGCTTCTGGTAGTGACAGTGGTAATGGTGGGAGTAGCACTGTGGCTCAATACCAAATAAATACAGGTTTAGACACTAACTTCTTCGGTACTGGTTGGGGAGCAGGTGTTTTTAGTGGAACAACTGGCTCACTGCCTTCTACAGCTATAAATGATGGCAGTGGTCTAACAGCCGTTGCAACAACAGTCACAGTGGATGCGACTACAAACTTTTCGGATGCAGGATTAATAAAAATAAATGATGAAATTATTGAATACACAGGTAAAACATCAACAACTTTTACAGGCTTGATACGAGGTCGCTACAGTACAACAGCCACGAGCCATAATGATAATGCTACTGTGATTGAAGCGACTTTTGGTTGGGGTATGCCTGCAACAACGACTATAGCAGGGGCAAACATAGCCAACTGGACGCATGATAATTTTGGTGAGGACTTACTTATGAACTCCCGTAATGGTGGTATATTCTACTGGGATCGTACTTCAGGCACTTCTACACGAGCTATAGAATTGAAAGATGTGGGGGGTAGTACTTTGGCTCCTACTATTGCAAAACAAATTATGATTAGTGATCAAGCACGGCACGTTATTGCTTTTGGGTGTGATGGGGAAGGTAGTATTGGTACTCAAGACCCATTGCTCATTCGTTTTAGTGATCAGGAAAGCCTTACGGCGTGGCAAACACTCGCAACAAATACGGCAGGGGAATTACGTATTTCTACAGGAAGTGAAATTATAGTGGCTATGCAAACAAAACAACAGATACTCGTGTTTACTGATGTTTCTTTACATGGGTTACAGTTTCTTGGACCTCCATTTACTTTTGGTTTGTCTGAAATATCACGAAATATTACAATAGCTAGCCCTGATGCCGCCGTCGCAGTAAATGATTTTGTATTTTGGATGGGTTCAAAAGAGTTTTACGCATATGGTGGTACAGTACAGCGACTGCCCTGTACGGTTTTGGATTATGTGTTTAGCGATTTTAACAGAGATCAGATTGGTAAAGTTACTGGAGGTCACAATAGTTCATATGGCGAAGTTTGGTGGTTTTACCCCTCAAAAGATAGTGACACAAATGACCGCTATGTGATTTATAACTATCAAGAAAAATTATGGTATTATGGCACATTAGCACGTACAGCATGGGTAGATAGAGGTATAAACCAATACCCGATAGCCGCGAGTACAGACAAAAAACTATATTACCATGAGTTTGGGCAAGATGATGGTAGCACAAATCCTGTTTCAGCAATAACTGCAAATATAGAATCAGCACAAATAGATTTAGATCAAGGTGATAAATTTGCTTTAATACAAAAAATTATACCTGATGTTACTTTTAGAGACAGCACTAACAGTAGCCCAGTGGCAAGTTTGACTGTTAAAACAACAAACTTTCCAGGAGTTAATTTTAATGAAACATCTAGTGGTAATGTGACACGGTCAGCTACAACACCAATAGAACAATACACTGACCAATTACGTGTACGATTACGAGGCAGACAGTTTGTATTCCGCTTAGAAAGCACAGCCACAGGCACGCAATGGCGATTGGGAGTACCACGTATAGACGTACGACCTGATGGGAGGCGGTAATGTCCACACGTCAAGTTCCAGCCCCTTTATTTCCTTACCCACCAACAGAGTACCAACAACAATATTTTGCTGACATAGTGCGTGCTTTTGCAGTGTTTGTAGAACAACAACGTAATCCAGGAGAGGCACGAGCTACAAAAATGACCATGACTGCTTTGCCGAGTGATACTGATATAGGTTTAGAAACTGGGGCATTGTTTGAAGTTGATGGTTTTTTAAAAATTACTAAAGCAAATGTTCCTCACCCACAGGGTAATGGAAGCACGACTACATTAGGGTCTGTTTCTGTTACAATATCTTAGGTTGCAATATGAAAAGATACATATTAAAATGTTCAGTTAAGCGAATATCAGGATCTAGCTACTCCTGCATTATAATATAAAGGTGGAATAATGACTGGTATTACGCAAATAGAACCCAAAACATACGATACAAGTGGCATATTTTCAATAAAAGAAGCCGCTGATATAGTTTCAAGCTACGGTAGAGAGGGCGATACATACATTGTTCATGCCGCTGAAGGTGAAACAGTAGTGCCTATGGAGGTGCTAGATGCTAACCCACGTATGAAACAAATGTTATTTAAGCAAATGCGTGAAATGGGATTAGAGCCAGAGCGGTATATAGTAGGCAATGAGCTAAACAGTATCAACCCTGAAACAGGACAGCCTGAGTTTTTCTTAGGTAAAATATTTGATGGGTTAAAAGATGTTGTCAAAAAGGTAGCTCCTATAGCATTGGCAATCGCCGCTCCTTATCTATTACCTGCGATGCCACTGGCGTTGTCAAGTGGTATAGGCAGTTTTGCAGGGAACTTGATTGGTGGGGCTTCACCAGAAGATGCACTAAAAAGTGCTTTATTGACTGGTGCTACAGCAGGGATTGGGAGTAAATTTTCCACTGGCAAATTTTTAGGAACAGGACAGGAAGCAACTCAAGGTATTAAAGGAGCGGCAGAAGCTCTAAAAAGTGACCCATTAAAAGCAAGCAAAGATATTGGTNCNAGNNTAGCAGAANCTACAAAATCAGCAGGCAAAGGTATTGCAGATATTTTTAGCCCAAGCCGACCAAGTATTATGCCTCAAGCAAAAATAGCGGAAGCACAAAAGATCATAGAAAGTGCAGGCATAAAAGGCACTCCAGCGGCGACAAATCTTCTTACTGAGGCGGCGAAACAACCAACCATGCTACAAAAATTTGCTCCCATAGCAGGTACGACATTAGGTGTAGCAGGGGTAGCTGACGCCTTATCTGCTCCAGAAGAGGAAGAATTCCAGTTACAAGACCCAAGAGAACTATACCTTGCTAATTTAAGTAGATATGGTTTAGGCGATAATTTCTTTGGTACTAACCCTTACTATCAGAGTCCCAGTTTTGAAACTGTCAGAGCTAACGAGGGAGGAGAAATAATCGGTCCTGGAACACCGACCAGTGATTCTATACCTGCAATGTTAAGTGATGGTGAATTTGTGTTCAATGCAAAATCTGTGCGAGGAGCAGGCAAGGGTGATCGTAAGGCAGGTGCAAGGCGTATGTACAATATGATGAAAGAATTTGAAAAAACAGCGATGGCATAAATGAGTACAACTACAACAATACAACAGATACTCCCTGATCCCGAAAAACAGGCATATTATTTAGGTATTCTTGATCAAGCAAAAGCTCTTACAAGCCAACCACCAGAGGGGGGATTACCTGATGTCAAAGCGGCAGGACCAAGTGATTTACAAACAACAGCTTTTGATTTAGCAAAAGGGGGAATTGGTTCATATATGCCGTATATTCAGGCAGGTGGACAAACAATGGCTTCGGCTATACCTGCGTTCCAAGGAGGGCTTGATTTAATAGGTCAAGGTCAAGCAATGTATGGTATGGGGACAGGTGCTCCCACTCAGCAAATGATTGAAGGGTATATGAATCCTTACCAAGATGCAATACAAGCAGAAATAGATAGAACATTTGATCAACAATTATCACAGGCAAGAAGCCGATCAGCAGGACAAGCAGGTGGTCCGTCGGCTTTTGGTGGCAGTAGAGCGGCAGTGATGGAAACAGAAATTGATCGTAATCGAGCATCAGCATTAGCAAAAAGTCAGGCTGATAATTTCTTACAAGCACAGAAAGCCGCTCAAAATGAACTCTCACGTTCTTTGATGGCGGCTCAAGGATTAGGTAAACTAGGTGCAACGCAAGGAGCGTTAGCACAAGGTATAGGAAGCTTAGGAGGTCAACAAGCAGGTCTTGGTGGGTTACAAGCTAAATTACAAGGGGCAGAAATAGGTCAACTTGCAGGTCTGGGTGGCATACAACAAAAGACTGACCAAGCAGGACTTGAAGCTAATTATCAAACACAAATGGCAAATATCTATGAACCTTACAAGCGACTAGGGTTCTACAGTGATATTTTACAAGGTGTGCCTAGTTCACAAACCACTATTAATATGCAATCGATGCCTAACCCATCAGTGTTCAATCAACTATTAGGTGGAGGCATAGCGGGAGCAGGCATATATGGAGCGTATGGTTGATAGATCCTACTTTACAAAGGAAAATGTTTCAAGGAGCAATGCCACAGGCTGATGCCGAGGGTCTTGGTATAACATCTGGGCTAGGTGAAGTTGCAGGTCAAATGGATGCTGTAAACAAAGGTATAGACAGTGCTGAGTCGCCTGAAGGTATAATGAATGTATTACGTGGTGATAATCAGTCTGTAGAAGAGCGTCGTACAGAGCTAGCTAGTTATGTGGGTAAACCCGACGCTAAACAAACGCCTGAGTCGGTACTTACACTCCTACAACCCACCTTTGCTATATTGGACATGGCAGAAACGACTCAGGCTCCTCGCACAGAAGAAGCTAGTATGCGTATAGCGATGGGTGAAACACCTGTAAAACGAAAGCTAGGTTCAAACATGTTTGGTGAGTTCGGGCGTGATAACCCTTACAATTATAAAATTGAAAGCGAAACACCTGCATCACCAAAGAAAGACGCTCTAGCAGGCACGATTGCAGGCGATAAATTTGATATTATGGATAAGTTTTTTGAAAGATATGATTTAGGTGGTGGTCCTGGATATGCCACACTCTTACAAAGATATAAAGATGCACAACAACCTGTGATACAAGCCTATCAACAATATGCACAAGATGCTAACAAAGCGTATAAGTATAACCCATTGCTCGCCGCTTTGAACCTTGCAGGTTCAGTAGCAAGTGCTCCAAGAGGACAATTAATATCAACTGTATTAGCCCCCGAATCTGTAAAAAGGGTCACTGATCCCTTGTTGCAAATGGCACAGGGTACAGCACAAGCTGAAGCTCAGGCAAAACTCAAAGCGGCTGAAGCCGAATCAGCGGCAATGACTGCCGCCACGAAAGATACTGCGGCTGGAGATACTACTAAAGCAACCTTGATGGGTATTGCATTGAAAGAAGCTCTTGGAGACCCTGCCGCTGGATCGATAAAAACAGAAACAATTACAAGATATAACGAAGACCTAGGGATTAACGAAACCTTTATTCTTCCTGTTATAAATGGTATACCACGTGAAGATTTAGGTGTAGCTTACGAAAAAGATAGAACATATCAGTCCTATCAAATTGGTAATGACACTTTTTTCCTATCTGATGCGGACATAGCTAATCCAAACTTTGATTTCAACACAGCCAAAAAACTAACTTCTGTTGATGATTTACATTATGTCACTCTAGATAGTGGAAAAGTATTAGGGTTGGATAAGAAAACAGGTGCAATAAAAGTTACGCATGGTGAAACTAAATTTTCTAGCAAATACGAAGTTGTCAATACTGATGGTAATGTGCTTTTACTCGATAAAAAGATTCCTGGAAGATATGTTCAAGTGTACAACAAGGACCAGTCTGAAATATTTAACTTTGATGGTGTTGTGGTCCGAAGAAAGAAAGATGGCACTCTTGAAGGATTGAATGGTAAGTTTGGTATACCTGAAGTAGATGATTTAAAGAAAACAGAATTTGTGCGTAATATAGAAGCTTTTGCACAAGCTCGTGATACATTGAATACATTAGAGCCAGGAACAGATCAATACAAATCTGCTTTAACAACAATACAAGCCTTTAGAGAAAAACTGCTTACCAAGCCAGAGTTGGGTGAGTTTGAAAGAATACAAAAAGCACAAGGAGATAGAATATTTGATCAGACGTTAGCATTATATGGTGGGTCTCCAAGAGGAGCAGAAGAAGCACAAAAAGCAAGAGAAAAGTTCTTAGGTGAATCTTCACTAGCTTACCTTACCGCTAAAACATCAGGTCAGTCAAATTATGATCCTAAAGCCGCGATGAATAAAGCAGGTTCTGATAATATATTTAAAGTCTTAAACGAAAAACGAGCTTCTGCAGATATTTACAGTAGCCTTGCCTTTACTTCTTCACAGGCAGAAATGTTGTCAAACTCATTTAAAACAGGTGCATTTGGTGAACTTAGATTGAATCTAGCCAATGTGTTAGAGTCTAGTGGGCTTGATGGTGTAGTTAAGAAAACTCTTGAAAAATTTAACATTGATACGGAAGGTAAGAGTTTATCCCAAATACTAGGTGGTAATGTCGCCGCAGGTCAAAACTTAGATGCTCTCGGTAAACAGATTGCTATTGACCTTGCACAAAACTTCCCAGGAAACCTAAATAGAGAGGAAGTACAAATTATTTCTTCAGTAGGACCTAGCTTATTTAAAACAAACGAGTCAATAAAACTTATTACAGAAATATTCCAAGCCGCTTCTTTACGTGAGAATAAGATATTAGATGGTGCAAATGAGCTAGTACGTAGTGAAATTGCAAAAGGAACAGACCCTGCTGTCATTGACACTAAGTTGGATGACTTCTTACGTACTGAAAAAGCAAAATTACAAGAACTAGACTTGACTGCTTTTAAAGAAAGAGCTGATGCACTCATAGCTCAAAACGAAGATCTTTCAAGCACCATGTATGTACAAGAGTTAAGAAATGCAGATGGTGAAATAGCGGTGGTAAAAAGAAGTGAACTTCCGTTGGTCAATTATCTAAACAGTGCTGAAATAAATAGTGAACAAGACTTGATTAATGCTTTCCGCACTGGCAAATTAAATACGGTAATGCAAGAGGCAGATCCTCGTATAACACAATATCAGTTTACAGATAACCAAAATAATAACGAAAAAGTAGAACGATTCCTAAGAGCTGTTTATGAAAAGGCTGTAGGGCATACTATGCTAGTAGATTAAACATGGCAAACCAAGCAGATAAAAAAATAATACCTTCCTGGGAAGAATTTACAGCACCCAAAAATGTTCCCTCTTGGTCAGATCAGGAATACCTTGATGGTATAAAAATGACGCCTGGAGGAACCTCTTTAGTAGAAACTAAGTTTAGTGACATTATGAAAAACCGTGCTGATAGGGGTGAAGAATTTGATAAAACGGTGTTGAGAGAACAAGTAGAATCAGTAGCAGATAAAACAACAAACTTAATAAAAGGAACACCTTTTCTAGATACTTTGACTGTAAAAGAACCAGAGTTGAGCGGTGTGCTAGATACCGACATGGATAGTGCTTACAGACAAATGTTGGAACAAGAATCCATACGTATAGAAAACGTGCTCAAAGAAAAAGTAGATAATTATGCAGGTGCAAATAATCAAGGACCTTTGACCTTCATGCAGACAGACAAACTTTTTAGGTACGAGCCTGGAAAGGAAAGGGAAGAAATATTTAAAAAAATGTTTCCAGAAGGTAAATTGTTTTCGGCTAAAGTAGGAGAAAACACCTTTGTTGATTTATATCAAACAAGCCCCAATGGTCGTGTACATAGAGTAAGTGATGAAGTTTTATCTCTTGGTGATTTAGGTAAATTCACTGGAACGATTGCAAATTTTAAAACGGCAGGCTCTTTAATTGGTTCAATGTTTGCTCCTTTCTGGGGAACAGCAGGGGGGTTCATAGTAGGTGATCTTGTTGATGATACAATAAAAAACATGAATTTAAAAACCAAAGATGCCCTACAATTATTAGCAGAAGGTGATCGTTATTTATATGGTACTTTGGAAGCAACAATAGCAAAGTTTTTCCCAGGATTAGTTAATGGTCTAAAACGAACAGTCAAAAAAATGTCAGGCACAGATCCTGGAGGTAGTTGGCTTTACACGTTAGGTTTACAAAGACCACAAACCAACGCCATATTAGGTCAGCAAGCGGCGAAAGATTTATCTAAAGAGTATGGGGTAGATTTACCCATGCTTTCGGGTGCTCAGGTAAGCAACAGTTTATTGTTTAGAGCAACTTCAGCTCAAGTATCAGGAACAAGTGATGTATTACCTAAATATTTATCAAAACAAAAACAAAAATTATTTGAGTTGATGAATAAAAAATATGAAGAAGGTGGTAATTTTAATGCCTTTACAGAAAAAGAGCTAATGAACTACATCAATCTTTCATATCTTGAAATGAAAGATAACGTGCTGAAGGCTTTTTTTAAAGATAATAATATACAAGATGGCATTGTCGTCACTAAATCATTAGGAGAGGCTGGAGAAGCGTTATTAGAAAGTTCAAATAAAGCAATTAAAGGATTAAATGCACAAACCGAAAAGTTATATACCAAAGCATTTGATGCCTCCGATCTTAATTCTGTAACTTTTAATATAAAAGATATCAAACTTTTAGCACGAGAGGTTACACAACCTGTAAAAGGAAAAGGCATACAAAAAGATGAGTTTGTTGATATTGCAGGAATAGACAAACGATTAGAAAATGTAGCAACTGATGTGTTACGTTTAGATGATATTATAGACACTGTGCAAGTAGGAGCAAAAGCAACAAGAAGTAGTTTTGCACAAATAAAAACATTAAGAGATAGAGTAGCAGATTTAGCTTATGATGATACTTTAGATCGAGAGTCACGTAATAGAGCCGTGCAGTTTCTTGCCTCTTTTGATGATTTGATTGTAAATGGCGTTAAAAATGGCAAAGTAACAGGCGGGAAAAATTTTCTTAAATATTACACTGAAGCAGGAGAGTTATTCAACCAGTCTAAAATAGCACGTAACATGGGTGGATTAGGTCAGCTTTTTAGAACCAATGACATGTTACCTGAAACTATGGCTCGTAGCGTAATAAACGGCACTGTTAATAAAGAACAACTAGACTTATTTGTTGACATTATCACAAGGTTTGGTAAAGGTAAGAAAAATATAACAAATGCCACAAAAATACGGAAAGATATTTCAGAGTTTGCCATACTTGATTTAATGAGTGATCCTTCATTAGCCGCGAAAAAGTTAGATGATCTGAAGGCAAAGCCAGGACTCTTAAACACTTTGTTCCCTGACCCTGCGGTCAAAACACAGCTTACAAAATTTGTGCTTGCTTCAAAACAATTACAAAATGATGCAGTGCAAAGAGCACTAGCAGACAAAAATAGCACAGGTCTTGCGGCACTCAATTATGTGAAAGATGCAATCAGTAAAGGGGCAGGTGATTTAGCTGTAGCTGATTGGGTGCGTTTAAACGGTGGTCTTGATGGTCCAGCGGCAACAGAAGCACGAGCCGCTCTTTTTAGAGATATATTAGGTAGAGTGACTACAACGGCAGATGAGTTTAATATTGGAGGCGACTTAATTGATCCAAGACTATTAACACAAGAGCTTACTGCTCTTGCACAAGCCTTAAAAAATAAAGCTTCGGGTAATCAATACGCACCCATAAAAGCTCTTTTTGGAACAGTCAATAAAGCGGGACAAGTAAATGTGAACCCTAAGTATTTAAAAACAATAACAGATTTACAATCATATAGTGGGTTTTTATCTATAAGAACAGATGTGGGTGGACCTATGCAGGCAGGAACTGTCAGAGCACAAATTACTAATATTTTAGATACGGCAGGGGTGCTAAAAGGCTATCAAACATTGGTAACAAACAGTATTTTAGCTAGAATTATGTCTAAACCCCCAAGCGTAGAGCAACTTAAAATTGCTTTAGATTCAAAAGGTGCGAAACGATTATCTGTTATGACACAGCTTATACAAAGAATAATCAATGGTTTAGATACAATAGAAGAAGATGATGGGACATATCAAATAAAAGACCTTACAACAATGCCCACAAATACTTCAGAAAACACTACAGGCGTAGGTCAAACACAGCAACAAACCACTAATAAAGAACTTAGTGTAACTACGCAACCGCCGATCAACCAAGTTTCACAGGCAACATTGCCTTTTGATAGAAGAACAACAGTACCCCCTCCTGCACAGCAAACAGGAAAAGGAATTACAAATTTTGCATCTTTGTTTGCCAACGATCCGATTGGGGAAGCCATAGCGAACCGACGATTAACACAAGGCATAGGGAGTATTGGATAATGGATATGCAATTATTAAGAAAAGAAGTAGAAGCTGACGAAGGCTGTGTAAACAAAATATATAAAGACCACTTAGGGTATCCTACCTTTGGCATTGGTCATTTGATTACACCAGATGATGAAGAACATGGCAAGCCAGTCGGCACACCAATTAGTGCAGAGCGAGTATCTTCTGTGTTTAGAGAAGATATTGAAGATGTGATTGATGACTGTAAAAGGTTATTCAAAGATCTTGATGATTTACCTGAGGATTGTCAAAGGATACTTGCCAACATGATGTTTAACATGGGCTACAGCCGATTAAAAAAGTTTCGTAAAATGCGATCTGCTATTACAAACAGAGATTGGAATGAAGCCGCTGTCCAAATGAAAGATAGCCTCTGGGCAAGGCAAGTACCAAATAGAGCCAACAGACTTATAGAAAGAATGAAAGCTCTATGAGATGGATCCACTAACAATATCAGCCGCTGTCAGTACGGCGACGGCGGCATTTAATACTCTCAAACAGGCTTTTGCGACGGGACGTGAATTAGAGTCGATGGCTAACGATATATCCCGTTGGATGGGAGCGGCTAGTGATATTGACAATGCCGCGAAGTCGGCTAAAAATCCTTCCTTTGTGCGTAAATTTATGAAAGGTGCGAGTAATATAGAACAAGATGCTATCCAAGCGTTTACAGCTAAGAAAAAATTAGAAGAACAACGCTATGAATTACAACAGTTCATAAAATTTAAATATGGTACAGCATCATGGGATGAGTTATTACGTATGGAAGGGCAAATAAGAAAACAACGACAAAAAGAAATATATGACAGGCAAAAACTTAAAGAAAAAATTATCACCGTCGTCGCTCTTATCGGCGTTATTATCGTTGGTTGTGGTATTCTCTTGGCTTTCGTTTACGGTCTCGTCCAATTCGACAGAGGCAACTGGTAAAGAACAAGAACCAAACTGTAAGCAAACTGAACCTATACGTAAAGAGGGCGGTCAAGAAACATACGAGTGGGTATGTGTACATAAAGATAAAGAAGACCGCATCATATTGATTGCTCAGTCAGAGAACATAAAACAATGTTTTACCTGCTTTTTGAAAAAGTTTTCCGACTGGACATGGGAGCAAGAAGTCCGTAAGGGTATACGTGAAAACCCTAAATATATCACTTGCCGAAGATATAAACGTAAAAAGGCAAAAAACGGACAAGAGGTATGTTTGTATAAAGGGGCTAATGATACATATTCGCTAGTAGTAGAAGGACATTGTCCTATGGAATATCAGTGCAAATATGAACCAGGAGGAAGTGAACCAAACATAGATAGCGTGGTAGATTCCTTAAACAAAGAATTTAAATAATCCAGCTTTTATAATCTTCAGCTAGTATTTGGCTAGCAATATCTATTTTACTGCGTAGTGCCTTTAGTATTCTATCATCTACGGTGTTTTCAGCAACAATATCAACATAGGTTACTTTACTGGTTTGTCCTATACGGTGTGCTCTATCCTCACTTTGCAAGCGTATAGCTAAGTCGAAGTTATTACTATAGTAAACAACAGTTTTTGCTTCTGTAAGAGTAAGACCATATCCTCCTGTACGTGGCTGTCCTACAAAATATTTTACAGGCGATTTAGGGT